ACCGCGCCAACGCTCTAGCCTTCCAACTCAATAACGCTGAGCCCCTCGCTCACCCCGAACTATTGATGGGCTGGGCCTCAGCTTGACAGCGGGTAATACATGAGTATGATCGAAGTCGTAACGAAGAAGATACATGAGCGATATTTTGCGAGAAGGCACAGCGATGACTGGCAAAGTCACCATCACGTATGTCGACGACGGGCAGCGCCAGTGCGGTGAGTGTACGCTGTGCTGCAAGCTCTTGCCGGTGCGCGAGTTGGAAAAGGCTGGCGGTGTGCGCTGCAAGCACCAGTCACACGCCAAGGGGTGCCGTGTGTACGGCACCGACAAGATGCCGCCGTCGTGCAAATTATGGAACTGCGCATGGCTGAGCGGCAACCCTGTGGGTCCGCGCCCCGACCGCGCGCACTACGTCGTCGACATCATGCCGGATTACGTTACGATCGTCGACAACGAGACCGGCAAGAAACGGGCGCAGCCCGTGGTGCAGGTCTGGCTCGATCCGCGCCACCCCGACGCGCACCGAAACCCGGTGCTGCGCTCCTACCTCGCCAAACGCGGCGAGGCTGCGTTGATCCGCACGAGCCCGCGCGAGGGCTTCGTGCTCGTGCCACCCTCGATGTCGCATGAGAGCGAATGGATCGAGGTCCACACGAACCTCACCAAGACCAGCACACACTCGTGGGACCAGATCAGGCACGCCATCACAACCGGCGAAGTGCCATAACATCAATTCGCCAGTTGATGCTGCCGACGCTGCGGCCGAGTTCTTTGGCAATCGCGGCAGTGCCCACTCCGCTGGCAATCATCTCTCTCAGGCGCCTGATCTCGTAAGGCGACCACGCCCGTTTGCCTTGTCGGTCGGGTTTCGAAGAAGATAGCCGGATAGGCATCATGATGGGAATCCCGAATGATTGGGTACGCCAGCCGCACTGGCACGCGACAAAATCTTGAGGCTCTCAAGCGTGCCGGGTGGCGGCTGATCGTGTCACCGACCGGAGAGCTTCGCACCGAGGGATTTCGGTACGCTCTTGAAAATGGCGCCTGGACGGCACACTGCAACGGTGTGCCGTTTGACGACCGGCTATTTCTGCGGGCGGTTGACCAACTCGGCCACGCTGCCGACTGGATTGCGCTCCCCGACATCGTTGCAGGCGGCCTGCGCTCGTTGGCATTCTCGCTGCAGTGGCGTGAGCGTCTGAACGGCGCGCATCTGCTGTTGCCGGTACAGGACGGTCTGCACCCCGCACATATACGCGCGCTGCTCGGCCCTACGCTGGGTATTTTTGTCGGCGGCTCGACCGTATGGAAGATCAGCACCATGGCACAATGGGGCGAGCTGGCCGCCGAGGTAGGCTGCTGGATGCATGTGGGTCGCGTCAACACCGCGCGGCGAATCCACTTGTGTGCAGCTGCCGGTGCCCATTCGTTCGATGGGTCGAGCGCCTCACGCTATCGCGTTACACTCGCGTTGCTTGATAATGCGAGGCATCAACCCGACTTGTTCACGCCAAGCTCCAAGCCGAGTTGAGCGTCGGCAGCGGGGGCGTCGAGCGGAATGATGGTTAATCGCTCGCCCGAGGAGTTCCGCAATTTGCGGGACGATTGAGTTTCCGAGGCAGCGCAATCGGTCCACCCGGCCGGGTACCCGAGCAGCCACTCGACCCACGTCGGGTTCAGTTGCCCACCAGCCTGCTCCGGTAGTTGCGGCGTGTGCCCATTGGGCGAGCGTCCACGGCCCGAGCGCCAATCGCGCGCCGCTGGCGTCGGCCACCGACCGTGCCCACCGTCCTGGCGCACCGCATCCGTCAGGCTCACCCCAGGATGCGCCTTGCTGCCTAGTGTGTTGCGGGAGCCGCTCGCCTTGGCATCGCTCTCCGTCGGGGTCGGCCACCGACCTGTGCGCGCCATCGTCTCCAGCGATGGCCGCACCGGACCCACCCGTCCCATTCCGCCACCCTGGTTCGTCCCATAGGGCGTTGCTGCCGGGGTAGGCAATGATCCAGATTCGGTCGCGTCGGTGAGGGGCGCCAACGGCGGAAGCAGGTATGCAGTGCCATTCCGCATCAAACCCGAGCGCGGCCAGGTCTCCGAGAACTGTTGAAAGTCCCCGTCCAAGCAGAGCTGAGACGTTCTCCACGATGACGTAGCGGGGTCGAACCTCGCCAATAATTCGGGCGAACTCGGACCATAGGCCGCTCCGCTCGCCTGCAAGGCCCGCGCCCTTTCCAGCCACGCTGATGTCCTGGCAGGGGAACCCACCGCATACGACGTCAATCGGCCGTAGCGGGCGAGCGCATCGAGCGTCCGTCCGCTCTGCGTCCCGCTGTCGGGGTTGCCACCGCGCCGGCCGTGTCCCGTCAGGCTCGTTCCCGCATCCGGCGTCGGAAAGTACCTTGGCGGTGAGAGTTCGCACGTCATCGAAAACAGGGACATCTGGCCAGTGTCGTCGCAGGACGCGCTGGCAGAAATGGTCGGATTCGCAGAAGGCGACGGTTTGCATTCCGGCTCGTTCGAGCCCGAGGGAAAAGCCGCCGATTCCGGAGAAGAGGTCGAGGACATTCAATTTCACGCTGCCTGTCTCATGCCGTTAATCCTCGCGCGAACAGAGCCGCTTCGGCATCGCGCCGGATGCGCAAGCCGCGCATCGTCGGCCAGATGCGTTTCATGCTCCTGAACTCGGCGGGGATGAGATCGAACCGCTGAGCGGCCATGTGCGATTTGATGGCGCGCATCTCGGTATAGCGCGTGCCGGCCTTGGCAAATGATGGTCCGCGATTGTAGGCGAGCGAGACCAGCGCTCCGAACTGATCCAAGGTGAGCTTGTCGGTATTCGGCAGGGCCTTGCGCACGATGGCTGCCCAGCGCGGCACGGTCACGGCATCGAACACCTCGATCGCGGTGTCCCACGGGATCGTGACCTTGCTCTTCATTCTCTGGGCTAATGCTTTCGCGCGCGAGCCGGTGACGCCGATCGCTGGCTCAAGCGCGTTGATCATGGCGTCGGAGATGCGGCCCTGCCAGTCGGCCCACAGTTTCTTCTTCGACGACACGCCGGCGCCGATGTCGTAACCGATGCCGATCGTCACGCCGGATCCTCCACCAGGCCAGACGGTATGCACGAACTGTCGTTTGTAGACTGCTTCACTGGTCACTTCGGACGCGACTATGAGGTCACGCGCGGCGTCGGAGATGAGTTTCTCGATCATGGCGGTGGCCATTGTTCGTGGGTCGCCTTGAGGCAGGCGTCACGGAAGTCCATCAGGCCCAGCCCGGCATTGTGCCGGGTGACATAGGCGGCGAACGACAGGCGCGCCGCGATCATCTCCGGCACCATGACGTCCGGGCCGACGCCGCGATATTCGTCCTGGAGCTTCATGATGGCTACGCCAAACCGGCGGCGAAATATCGTGCGTTCATCCTCGGTCATGGCTCTCTAGTCGCTGCATGAGTTTCACGAGCTGGTGCGCACAGCGTTCCAGGCACTGCGCTTCGACGATGTGTAGATGGTGCTCGTTCTCGTTCTCGTCGATGTCGGCAGCCGCCTCGCGATGCGAGTAGGCATCCTTGCGCCAGATCTCGACCAGTGACAGCAAATCCAGCGTGATCACTGAGGGCTCCTGGGCTGTGCTATGATGGCCTCCGCTGAGATCCCGGTGAGTTCCTCGAGGCGTTTCGCCAGCTCCAACTTGGGGCGTGAGCGGCCTTCGTGCCACGAGTAGTAGGTCGCGCGCGTAATGCCGATTTGGCGCGACCGCTCGGCGATGCTGTCACCTGGCACTGCGTCCAGCACCGTGGTCATCGGCAGTTTGAGGCGCATCTCGATTTGCCTCGCGAGGTCGTGGCTTTCGGGCTCGAGGCCCGCCTTCATGAGCATGCGCAGGATACGCAACGCACGCTTGTTCGTGGCCGACATGTATAGTCTCCGCATCAACAAGTTGTATAGCTAGCGGTTGAACAAAAACAGGAGGGCGCATACACTACATCTGTATAGCAAGGAGTTCAACACAATGCGTTCGACCACCCTGCCAAGACCACAGCCCAAAAAGGCCCTGCCAATGAACCAGATAGCGCGCGTAACCACCCCCGCCGAGGGTTTCGGCGAGGTCCTGACGCAGATGCTCACGGACCCCAAAATTCCTGCGGACAAGTTGCAGATCATGCTCACGATGCAGCGCGAGCTGATCGCCGAGCGGCGCCGCGAGGCATACCAGAGCGCGTTCGTCGCGATGTCGGCACAGATGCCGCAGGTGCCGAAGAACGGCATCGTCGTGCTGACGCGAGCGGACGGACAGCGCAAGGGGTCATACGACTTCGCGCTCTGGGAGGACATGGATGCTTGCATTCGTCCGATCCTGATCGAGCACGGCTTTGCGCTGTCGTTTTGCAACATCCCCGCCCCGCCGGGTTTTGTGACCACCGTCGGTAAGCTCATGCATCGTGACGGGCATTTCGAGACCACGCAGAAGACGTTGCCGGTCGACCTCGGACCCGGCCGCAACAACCTGCAGGGCGACGGCTCGGCCACGACCTACGGCATGCGGTACTGCACTCAGACGCTGTGCAACATCGTCCGTCGCGGACAGGACGATGACGGCACATCGGCGAGATCGCTCGACCTCCCGCTGACGGCAGAGCAATGCGCCACGCTTGAAGAGTTGCTCAAGACCTCGGACACCGACCGCGCGCGGTTTCTTGCTGAGCATGCCAACGTCAATGACGTGAGCGAGATCATGCAGCGGGACTTCGTGCGCTACTGCAATGCGCTGAATGCCCGCCAGCGCCGCCTCGAGCGCGAAGGAGCGGCGTCATGAAGATCGACATTCACGAGCAGGGCTCGGTCGGCTGGTACCGGGCGAGACTGGGCGTGCCCAGCGCCTCGATGTTCCACAAGATCATCACACCGAAAACCGGCGAGCTGTCCAAGCAGTGCATGGGCTACATGTACAAGCTCATTGCGGAGCGGCTGCTCAAGCAGTCGATGGACGACGAATTGGGCCACGTGCGATGGGTGCAGCGGGGCAAGGACGAACAGCCCAACGCCGAGCGGCAATTTCAGATCGAGCGGGATCAACGGCTGAAAACGGTGGGGTTCATTACAGACGACCACGGCAGGTACGGCTGCAGCCCCGACGCCCTCCTGACGGACCGGCCCGAGGCGGTGGAGATCAAGTGCCCCTCACCGCCCACGCAACTGGAATATCTGCTCGCCGGCCTCGGCGACGATTACCGCCCGCAGGTTCAGGGCCAACTCCTCATCGGGGAGTTTGATCAGGTGCATTTCTACAGCTACCACCCGGCCATGCCGAGCTTCTATCTGGCAACGAGGGTCGACCGCGAGTTCCAACGGAAGCTGAAGGATGTGTTGAACCGGTTCTGCGATTTGCTGGACGAGAACACGGAGCGGGCGCGGACGCTCGGTCTCTACGCCCCCGCCGAATGGGCCACACGGCCGCTCGAGCAGGCCTATCCCGAGCTTCTGGAGCCTGAGGTCTACACCAGCATCCTAGCGGCGGGGTGAACCGCGACAGGAGGCCGCCTGTGCGTTAAACCGGCCTGGGAGGCTATGGGTGAAGCCCCTCCCCCCAAAACGCGACCCTGAGCCCCCGCTGAGCGATTGGCGGGGGTTTTAATCGGAGCCGAACCATGAGCCAGCGTGAGAGCGGCTACGCGCGCAAGGTGCTGGATTGCTACGAGACGCCCGAATGGGTGACCTTGGCGCTTCTCGATGGCCACCTGCGGCCGCCGACCAAGGTTTGGGACCCAGCAGCCGGAGGAGGCAAGATGGCCCGAGCCCTCGGCCAGCTCGATGCCGAAATCATCACCAGTGACGTCAAGGACGGCGCGAATTTTCTGGCATGGCCGCTGAACGGTCGCGTGGATGCGATCATCACGAATCCACCCTACACGCTTGCCCGCGAGTTCATCGAGCGCGCGTTGATGATGATGTCTGGCGTTCAGGGGCAGGTGGCGATGCTGCTGCGCACCGATTACGACCATGCCGCGACCCGACAGCACCTATTCTCACGCTGCCCTGCTTTCAGTCGCAAGCTGGTCCTGACCAAGCGAATCGTCTGGTTTGATGATCCTGGCGCCGCCCCGAGCTTCAACCACGCCTGGTTCATCTGGGACTGGCAGCATAGCGGCCCCCCGACATTGGCCTACGGCCCAAGGTGAGCCCTACTTCGCCTACTTCGCCCGGCTGGCCAGGAACACGGTCGGCACCACCACCGCGACGCAATAGGTCGCCAGCGCGACGAGGCGGTAGAGATCGGGCTGCTCCAGCGACCGCCACGTGAGCAGGATTCCCCCCGTCACCGCCACCAGCACGATCATGCGCGCGGCCAGGATCATCGTGAAGAAGTTCACCGCCCCGAGCATGCCCGCCCGCCAGGCGGCGCGGTCTATGCGTTCCTGAGCGATCGCGCCCTCGATGGCGCCCTCAGGCCGATCCCGGCTCGAGATCTGCGGCGTAGTCGGGCTCGTCGACGTCGACGTCATCCCAGTCATCAGGGGCGGGTCTGGGAGGCGCCGCTCGCCCACGAGCTGCATTGGCCTGGAACGCCTGGGCGTATTTTCTGACGGTGGACCCGTTGTAGGATCGGTCATCGGCCTTCTTCCGTAAGATTGCGATAGTAGCGGGACACCGGGTCACCGCCGCGATCCCGCTGACGATCTGCGCCGCCGTCATCTCCTCGCGCTCGAGGGTTGCCCGTAGCGCCATGAGCAACTCCCGCAGGATCGCCTTGCTGATCTGATCCAGATCCTGCAGGTCGTCCACCGGCTCCACCGCTCGGACCCGGGGCTTCGTCTTGGGCTTGGCCTTCGCCATTGCCGCCTCCTACTGCTGCACCGGAAAGAAATCCTGGCGCGCGGCTCGCAACGGCGCCAGTCGCGCGCGCCGGGATGCCAGCCACCGTGCCGGCAAATCTGCTCAGCGGATTGTTGCGGATCTTGCTGACAAACCACAGGCCGTGCGCAAGCGGCACCCCGGCCATGTGCAACGCCTGCAGGATCCCAAGCGTCGTGCCGTGCTTGGCGACCACCTCGGCGATCCGCGCCGCCACGGGCGCCGCATAGCCGAGCGTCCGCATCCCGGCGGCCGTAAGCGCGCCCAGCTCGGCGCTCCTCAGGTGGCTCTCGGGTGTGCCGCTTGCGGTCGGCTCGAGCGCGCCGCCGATCGCACCCTTGGCGGCCTGCTCGGCAACATTGCCGAGGCCGGTCGAGAGTGAGCCAAGCTTGCGCGCCGCCGTCTCGGCCGCCTGCACTCCTCGAGGCGACAGCGAGACCTTCGCGCCGTGAATGCCGGCCAGTCGACCCAGCGTGGGTGAGATGTTCGCGAGGAAGGCATCGATCGCCGTCGGCGCCCGGCCGATGGCGCTGGCGATCCTGGCGCCGCCACCCGCCAATCCCAGGCCTGGCAGCAACTGTGAGCCCGTGAGCATCCCGAGGACGTGACCGGCGGTCTCATACCCGCTCTCGGACGGCGCCTGAGCAAACTCGCGCGTTGGCTTCCGTGTGCGTTCGATCGCCTCGCCAACGCGCTTCGGAAACAGGAAGCGGGTGGGATCCGGCGTCAGATCCTGCAGACTTGAGAGATACCCTGCAAACTCGCGCAGGCTCCCGCGCCCGACTTGTGCCAACGGAGGCGTTGCTGGCGCCTGGGGCTGCGTCCCGAGTTGCCGCTGCAGCTGCTGCCACGCCTGTTCCTGTGTTGCTCCCTCGGGCCCCTCGACCTCGTACTCCTTGCCCTCGGGGCTGGTGAAAATGAACGTCGGCATCACCGCACCCTGACGTTCCATCCCGGGGCAAGGCCGCCGCCTTGAGCACCACCGGCTGGTGGCGGGCTTCCTGGCACGGCGGCGGCCGGCTGCCCGCCAATTGCGAACGGATCGTATGCCGGCACGCCTGGATCCTGTTGCCTTTGCAGCCCTCGCCACGCGTCGGATCTCGAGCCTCCACCGAGGTTCTGCGGTACCGGCGTATTTAGCTCATCCTTGCCCTTCGGCTCATCAAACGCGACGCCTTCGCGCTCGAAATTATCGAGCAGAGCGCCGATGCCTTTGACCGGATCTCTGCCGACCCCTCGTTTGAACGAGTCATTCATTGCCGCTGCACGCTGATGGAACAGGTGCCTCGCGCTCTGCACGACCTGGCGCAGGAGCGCAGGATTATTAGCGGCACTAAACACCTTCTCGACATCCTTGGTCTCAGACAGCGTCGGATTCCCGCCCTTCTGCGCACGCGCGATCTCGGGCGCCACGAGGTGCACGAGGGCCTCAAAGTTACCGACGGCGATAAGGCCTTCCTGGGTCATTCCAGGGACCTGAAACTCGCGGCCGGTCCCCGGGATCGGAATCCGCTGCGGCCCCTCGCGCAGGAGAAATTGATAGGCTCTGTTCAGGGCCGCTCCCATCTCTCCCGGCAGCCGTCCACTGCGTTCAACTTCGTCAATGGCCCGAAGCATTGTTTGGAGATGGCGATCCGCCGTCGGCATCCCGATGAGCAGACGACCCAAGTTACCCCTGGTGTATTCCTTCACCATGCCAAAGCGCTGTTGAGCTGCCTGACCATCGAACGAAGGGTCGGCCTTCTTGCCCAGCCCGAGAACCCACCGCATCATCGGATTGACGCGACTCGTCTGCTTGGGCAGCGGAATGGACCCATCCACGTAGCCGCCGATCTGAGTGCCGAACCCGGGAACGACCCTGTCGACCGCTCGGTAGACCGCAGAGCCTTTCAGGGTTGGATCCTGCTGGATGGCTTCCAGTTCGCGCTCGACCTCGATGCGGCGGGCGTCGACCAACCCCGCGCGTCTGTCCGACCATTGCTTGCGATCACTGGAGCGAATGCCGCCATTGTGGAACGCATTGACCCCGTCGGTATTGATCCCCCTCCAATCGAAACCCTCGCGATCTGCTCGCTGCAGCGTTGGCGAGGAAGGCTGCGCCGCGTTTTGCGCCGAGTGTTTTTCGCCGACCGGGCTCGCGAGATCAGGTTCTCGCGTCGGCAGTTGATTGCCCGCCATGGCGAGCTGCATGCGTTGCGGCTGATCGGCCGCACCTTGCTGATCTGTAGGGGCTGTGTCGTCGTCATCCGGCGGCGACAGTCCCGGACCCTTGTCCGGTAGCGGCTCGTCCGTACCGGGATGCGTGGCCGGCTTGTCGTCGTCCTTGGTGTCGGTGTCCTCGGGCGTCGTACGCGGGACTGGCGTTCCCGCTGCGTCCGTCGGGTTCTTCAGGTACGGCTCGTCGAGCTTGCGCTGTTGTTCCTCCTTCTGCAGCTGCGTGTTGCTCTTCTTGAGATCGGAGTGTCGCGCGTCGAGGTACTGCTGCAGCCGGTGTGCCGCCTGGACGCCGCCCTGCTTGAGCGCATTGCTCATATGATCGTCGCCGAACTTGTCGGCAGCGTCCTGCAGTGCGTCATGCAGCGCGTCGGGATTGTCGTCGCCGTACTCGGCGAAGATCTTGCCGTACTCCTCGAGCTGCTGGCGTTGCCGCTCCTCGACCTGCAGCGCCTTGAGCCTCATTTGCTCATAGAGGTAACGCGTCGCCGCCATCTGACCCGCGAGATACGCTTTCGAGTGCTGCTGGCTGAACGAAGCCAGTTGGCCGCCGAGCGGACTGACGGATCGCGACCCCCAGCGCTGCAGTTGCTGGCCGACGCCTTGGAGGATGCCGGGGATCTCCCACGGGGCCGGCATCCATGGACCCGGCGCAACGCCCGCGAGGCGCTGCGCGCCAGTCAGCGTGAAATGATCCTTGGCCCATTCGCGCGCCGGCCGGTTGGGCATCGATGGACGATACTGGGGCACGCGCTGGAAGAACGGGAGCCGAGTTGGTGTGCCCGGCAACGGTTCCGGTGGCAGCCGAGGTGGCGGTGTCAGCGCCTCGAATTGCGCATCCATCTGCACCTTCGGAATGAGCCCCTCGAGAAACCCGGACGCATCGTCAGCCGACGGTGCTGGCTGCGGCATCGGCTGATTGATGACGTCGGGCGGTGGCCGGTCCAGCAATGCCGGTGGCGCGGGATTCGGCATGGCCTGAGCGAGCGGCCCCGGCGGCGAAGGTTGCTGCGGCTGCGGCAGTTGCTGGCTGATGCCCGGATCCTGCCCTGTGTCTTGGAACGTCATGCCGCTGTCGCTCCCGTGCCCGTCTCTTGGAATTCACGCGGCGGTGGCGTGCCGGCCGTGGCGGGATCCGGCGTCGTCGGCGCCCGCTGGATCTCGGGCAATTTGTAAAATCGGCCATCCCCAGCGGGCTCGCGGAAGTAGGTGTCGCCGCCGCGCAGGCTGTAGCCTAAGGTACCTTTCTGGAATTGATTGGATGCGGTGTTGCCGCGCATCGGTCCTCGGCCGGGGAATACATCCGAGGCGTTGCCGGTCATCGGGCCATATCCGATGTCGCTGACATTAGAGCCGTTGAGAACAGGTGTCGCGACCTCGCGGATGAATTGCCGAAATTCCTGCGCCGTCGGCCGCGCCGATGCGCTGTACGTGTTGTTGGCGTAGTAGCCGCCTCGGGTCCGTATGGTCAGCAATCCTTGGCCCAGGCCCTGGCCGCGCATCTGCGAACGATTGAACACCGTCTCGAGCTGGGTGATTTTCGCCTGCAGCGGCGCGTGTCTGCCGACCTCGCCGTTGACCATCCACGCCGCGCGGTAGAGCAGGTTCGGATTGCGCTCCAGCTCAGCGCGGAAGCTCGAACGATCGACCGTCGCTTGCGTCGGCCGCATCGACGGCGGGTTTCGCGCGGCGGCCGACCACGACGGGATCGCCACCTGGCCGCGCCCGATCGGCGCGATGGACTGGCCGTCGGCGGTGCGAACCGGCACAGCCGGTGGAGGCGGAATATTCCCCGGAATATTCCCCGCTGTTCCGGGTGGAGGAAGCGACGTCTCGCCCCCACGAGCGGGGAGGCCGCCGCCTGGAGGGGGCGGAACGGAGCTCGGCGCTCGGGCACCTGGCGTCCCCGGCATGGCCGGGACAAAGCCACCGGGTCCGAAGTGCATCGGGACCTCCGTCACCGGCTGGCCGGTCACCGCATTTGTGACCGGCGTTCCCGGTTGTGGTGTCTGGTCACCTCCAGGCTGCTGCTGCCCTATGCGGTTTTGCATAGGGATGCCCATCTGCTGCATGAGCTGTTGCACGATCTGCTCAAGCGGCGATGTCCCACCACCCGTGCCGCCCGCGCCACCCGCACCACGCGCGAGCGCCTGCAGGAGCTGCGCGAACGGCTGGATTGCGGCAGGACCGCCGCCCGCACCACCTGCACCCATCCGCATCAGTTGCTGGACGATCTGCAGCAGCGGTGAAGGCAATCCGCCTCCGGCACCACCGCCAGGAGCGCCGGGGGCGCCTCGAGCCCCGCTCGGCGCCTGCGGCATTTGCGGCGCTCGCTCACCGGTATCAGGAGCGGCGGCTGCAGCTGGCGTTTTTTGGAGCGCTGACGCAGGGGCTGGCGAGCTTGTCGGCGTGGCGGCCGCCGGGGTTTGTTCTGGCCCCGCGCTCGGCGCAGGCTGATCGGGGAATTGCCCCGGCACAGGCCGCACACCGGCATCCTCCAGCATGCTGCCAGAAACCAGCCCAGTCCGCTGTGGGTTCACCAGATCGGAAAGGCTGCTTAGTCCTGCACCGGGCGCCAGCGGCTGCTGCGGCACCGGGCCGGTCGGCCCCGGTACCACCGGCTGGCCACCGATCTGCCAGCTCTGCATTCCCTCGCGCAGTTGCTGGATGCTCTGCTGTCGCACGCTCTCGGGCGGCAGTTCAGGCGCCAACGATGGCGGCTTGCCCCCGGCCACGTCACGCAGCGCATCCTGCGTGCCGGTGTCACCGGACTGCACGCCGCCAAGCTCGGGCGCGCCGACGTCGGGCGATTGCCCACCGGCCACGCCGGTCAACGCTTCCTCCGGTGACATGGCGAAGGCGCTGAACGGATCGCCACCGCCGCCGAGACCGCCAGTCATGCTGGAGAACGGATCGCCACCGCCGCCGCCCAGTGACGAGAACGGATCACCCGCGCCGAGGCTGCCACCGCCGGCCTTGCCGCCACCGACGTCGCCGCCACCACCCGTTGCTGCGCCTACTGCATCGCCCATGGGTCAAAATGCGCCGCGCGCATCAGTGAATGTTCCGGCCCCGCCGCTGCCGCCAGATTGGCCGAGGATGGATTCGGCGCCTGATGAGAAATCGTTGTTCTGCTGCTGCTGCTGCTGCTGCGCCAGGTTGGCGAGCGTGCCCGGCGGAAGCCCTCGGCTGAAATTCTCCATCTCGGCCACAGTCGCACCCGTCGCGTGTTGATTTTGCGCGAGATTCTTCTTCTTCATCTTGCTCGCGCCGCCATAAGTCGGGTTCATGGGGTCACCGCCCGGTATGCCGATGCCGAGCTGCTGGTACCTGTTGTGGATCGCCTCGGCATTCTGGCTCCCGGCCTGCTGCGCCATCGCGACATCGAACGGGGAGAGACCGCCGAAGATGCCGCCGCCACCGCCACCACCGCCGCCTTTGCCGCCACCGCCACCACCCAGCATCGCGCCCATGACCTACTCGCTCCCGGCGCTGTCTTGATTGCTGAAGGTGCCCTGCGTGCCAGTCCCGAACACACTTTGAGATCCAGCCTGGAATCTCTGATCTTCCTGGCTCTGGTCCGTGGCGCCTTGCAGTTGCTGTTGCTGCTGTGCCGCTGCCTGCTGATTGGCATTCGACGCGCGGGCAAGCTCCAGCGCCTCCTTCAGGCGCGCCCCTCCAGCTGCTTGCGTCGCCATGGTCGAGGCGCCCGTGCCGGTGCCGGCGAATGTCGAGCGCGCGTGCAGCAGATCTTGCCCGAAATGGAATTGCGCGAGCGCCGCTTGCTCGGGGCTGATCCCGCCAGCACCACCTGCGCCGCCACCACCGCCGCCTTTGCTCCCGGCGGCCGACGCCAGGTTCATCGCGGGTCCAATCAATGCAAAAGGTCCACCCATCACAGCACCATCACGTAGCGGGGAGAGAGTTCAGTGCAGCCGACGCGCCGCGCGAGCGGCTCGAGGTCGACGTCGGTGTCGGAGGAAATGCGCCAGATCGCGCATTTGCGGCGGCGCGCCCAGTGGATCGAGCCGCGCAGAAGCGTCGAGGCTTCCCACATGCAGCCGATGTCGGCGCACACGAAGATGATGTTGCACTCGAAGAAGGCCGGCGTCCACGGCACGGTGCACATCATCGCGATGACGAACGCGTTGTCGGTGCGTACCGGATAGAACATCATCGGGCCTTTCAGCACGATGTTCCTAAACCATCCCTCGGTGCTCGACTCGTCGTACTCCTGGCGGTAACGCTTCTTCGCCAGTCGATGCAGCCAGGGGATATCGTCCTCGGTCATCAGCCGAGGCGTCACCAGAACGGGAAGATCCAGTCGATCCCGGCCCCTCCCCGATACGGGTTCTCGAATTCCTTGCGCACCGTTGGCGCGGGCAGGATCGTGTCGTTCGTGACGTAGTGCTCCATATGGTTCGCGAACGTCCACCATCGACGTGAATCCGGATTATCGAATCGCGTATCCCTCAGATTCTGGCCCACGAACAGATCGAGCGACATGACCGACGGGGTCGCGAATTGAGCCGGCAGCGCACCCTGCGCATCGTTGTGCGCCTGCTGATGGTTCATATGCCACGGGCCGCCGGGGATGTCCGTCCCCATCATCGGGTCGAGGACGTACGGCACCACCGAGAACCGCGACAGCGGAGACATCGCGCCCCAATAGGTGCGATGCGCCATCATGTGTTCGAAGGCATACGTGTGGTGCACGCCTTCGGCCAGCAGATAGACGCTCGGCATCAGTCGCGCCGGCTGCGGACCCGTCCCGCGCGGATGTCCTCCGCGCACAGCCGTGTGGCACGATCGCCTTCGCGATAGCGTTCCAGCGACGTGCCCATCGGATCAAACTCGCGCGGGTCGATGCGATCCATGCCGAAATCCGATTGCCTACTTTCTTCGGCGCGGACAGCGGCACCTCTTGGACCGACGCGGGGCTCGGTACCCAAACGCAAAGGCCCGGCGAGTGGTCGATCGGATCTCAGATACCCGTCCGGGGTCACGAAATACCCGACCGGCTGATCGTCTGTCCTCGGCGGCCATGGGCCCTGCCTGTATCGTTTCTGGGCCATCAGTACCGCCGACGTCCGCGTCGTCTGCTGCGGGCCGCTCGCCGTGATGCGGGGACGAGCACCATTCTCCTGCGGGTTCTGCGCGCCATTAGCGCCTCCTTCTCCTACGTGAACCTCGTGCCTTGCGCAGATTCCTCCGCGCTGCGGCTCTCTGTGACTTTGTAGCCATCTGTCACTCCAATCGCCGATCGCCACGGAATGCCTTCGGTCTGCAACGCAGCGATCACATCCTGCACTTCCCTGCACACATAGACCGGGACACCGGCTTCGTGCAGCAGCGTGAACGTCTCGACCTGATCCCTGCTCAACCGCCCCTTGGCGGTCTTCAGCTCGACGCCGACGGTTTTGCCGCCATAGAACACCATGACATCCGGCATCCCTGCCTTGAGCCCGGAACCCTTGAGCCTGCCGCCTGTGGCCCTCGGCAGCTTGCCCCACCCGGCCGGGAACGTGGTGTACATGGCCGGCGGCAGCAGCAGCCAGTCGAGCAGCTCCGCGACGGTGCGGTGCAGCTCGCTCTCGGTCGCCTCGCGCCTCTTCACCGTCGCGCCGCCCGGACAGGTCCAGTGCGCCCGCCTGGTCGAGGTGAGCGGCCGACCCGAGCCTGACCCTTGCGCACGCCACGCATCCAGTCGGACGGAAATGCACCGTCCGACCACGGCATGCGGACGACCGGACCCGTGCGACCGGGGGCCTTGTTGCGTCTGCGCGCCATCAGCGACGACCTCTCGTGCGCCTGCCGCGCCGACCGCGCACGCGCCGGCCTCGCCGTCCCCTGGTGGGTCCGGGCGGCCGCTCGAATTGTGCGCGGACAGCTCGGACTTGCACGCCGGTTCGCGGGCGCCGTGTCCTGAACCGGCCCGCAGGATCGACCCGCGAGCGCGGGCCGAGATTTACTCCTCGCGGCATCAAATCCTCCTGCCTTTGCGGTAGCTGTAGAGGCGCGGCCGCCACTTCGGCAGCCGCCAATTCTTGAGCCGCAACGCTCGTCGCAGATTCAGCGACGCGCGTTGCAACGGCCTCGCCACTACCGCCTCCGTCGACGGGCTCTGATGCGCCGCGCGCGTCGTGTCTGTTTCAGTCGTCGAGCCATTGCTCTTCTCCCGTTGCTGGGGTGGACGTTGAACGCATTTACGCTCCGAACAGTGTACGCTCTTCTGCACCGACGTGTACTCGCTCGATCGTAAAGTCGGGCGAGTAACTTTCGAGATCAATGGCGGCCGCGATACCTCCGCCTTCTAGTGGCTGTGGTTGCATGTCGTAGCGCTTACCGGGCGCGAGCTGGAAGCCGATGTCCTGTACCCCGGCCGGGACATTGCCGGCGCCCGTGCGCACGACGCCCGTGATGGCCACGCCCTGCCCGCTGTTGTCGTAGACCTCGAGGAACAGGCGCTTGAAGTTCTTGATGACCAGCCGCGCCATGCCGCTTCCGCGCAGATACTTTGTCGACAGCCGCTTGATCAGTTGCGGATCCGGTTGCGCGAAGAGCTGGTAGAGGTTCGTGCCGTCTGTTCCATAAGGCGTGATAATGGAATCCTGCTCGTAGTGTCCGATGTGCGTCAGCTCGAGGCCCTGTGAGGCGACGGACCAGAACTGTTTGCCCTGCACCGGGTGCCACATCAGCAGCAGCGAGCGCGTGCGGCCCCACGGATCGGTGAAGCGGCCGTTGCAGAGCACGACCTTGAAGCTGAACATCGTCGCGGTGCACATCGTCGGCAGGTACTGCGAGCTGTCGAGCGTGTTGTAGATCTCGGTGACCTTGTTGCCGATCTCCTGTGCCTCACCGCCGGTCATCAGGAAGATGCCGGCGCCGTTCCACATCGTGAAGTATCGGCCGATGCGGCCGACCGGGCGCGGGAATCTCTGGCCGGTCTGCGGGTCGATGTTCGCGTAATTGAAATTCGTCGTGAACGGCGATTCTGGGCTGCCCTGGCCGGTGAGTTGGATGTTGCTGATGACGTCCGTGCTCGAATCGCCGAAGCAGAAGAGGTATCCGGCGCTCGCCGCGAGATCCATGTAGCTGTACGTCAGCTTGTTGCCGAAATAGCCGAAGCTGCCGCCGCCCGATGCGGTCGAGAAATCGGCGCCGTTCGACGGCGCCGAAAACGAGATCACGTCCTTGCCGGCGACGAACAGGCGGGATTGGTATACCTCCATGCAATAGATTCCTGGCAGACCGACCGGCATCGGCGGGACCGGCGCGGCCGGATCCGTCTCTGCCAGGTCGGTCAGCCAGTCCGGTGCCGGATCACCGGGACGAGAGAGTGTGGTCCCTGACCACGCGTACAGTCCCTTCGGCGAGCCGAACAGCACACCGCCCGACTGGCCGGCCACGGAGCCGAAGAAACGCGGCCGCCAGACTACCGCCGAGGCCCAATACTGCGGAGCGATCGGGGTCCAGATATCACCGATATCGACCGGGGGGTCGTGGTTGTCGAGGTCGACCTGTACGACGTGACCGTTGGAGAGGAACATCCATCCCAGACGGCCGCCGAACTGCGGGCCAGGTGCGGCAAACTGCGGTGTCGGGTGTCCGATGAACCCGAAGAACATACGCAAAATCTGCGTTCCGGCGGGTGCGGTGTAGAGTGCTGGGCCATGTCCCCAACACGAACGGAGGTTGCCGGGACCAACCGCGAAGAAGTTTTCATTCCACCACTCCTCCTGATCGTCGATCGTCCCTCTGCGCGCCTGTTGGTTCAGTCCCTTCCACTCCTCCAGCGTGGTGAACTCTGGCGCGTTTGCAGACTGAATCGGCATGTCCGTGCTATCCTGGCGGTGCGCCGACGGGGTGCATCCCGCCGACGCACCTGACCACTGATCTAATGGAGCGTAGAGCAATGGCCGAAGAAGACGCTACCACGGTTGCCGATCCTCTCATGCGTAACCTCGACATCCGTGAGAAGCTTGCACACATCGATCAGATGCTGGCCGACCACGATCGCAAGCGGCAGGAGATAACGTTCGCGCCGTGGCAGATCGCCGTAACCACCATCGGTGGCGCCGCTGCTCTTTTTGCCGCTGGTGCTGCATTCGTAAAACTCTTCGGTTAGGCACTGCGTATCGTTGCGCCGTATGCCGTCTGAATCATCTGCGGGCACACCACGGCCGCACACATCGGCAAATCGGAATTGAAGAGCTGGGACATAGCAGCTGCATCCTCGCGCCGCTGTTGCTGCATCAAGCACAACACCGCTGCCCAGTAGCTCACCGCATCGCTCCACGGGTACGGGATCGGCTCCGGATCGTTATCCGTGAGCAGCGGCGCCGGCACGCAGGTGAGATCGACATCGAACGGCATGATCTGCGAGGGGATCGGTGCGAGATAGATCGAGCCCATGGGGCCGGCGCCGAATTGCGCCCACCATCCCGGCTCGCTCAGCACGCCGTAGAACGTGCCGTTGTAGATCCTGAAGCGGGCCTGGAAATCGGTCCATATCAAGCGGCGCCACATCGGCTTCCAGCCACCCTTGCCGATCGCCATGGCGAGCGAGCGGCAATGCAGCACGCTCTGTGCTCCCGGCATCTTCTCCTGCACGAACGATTGCCAGTCGCTGAACGGGTAGACCTCCTTGCCGCGCTCGGTCTTCGTGTCGCTGACCAAAACGCGGATGCAGCCGCTCGCCCCCGCGACGCGCCGCCGCGCACGGTTGATGTAGTTCGTCAACGTTGGGATCGAGAAGAACTGACCCTGTGCATCGTTCAGCAGATTTTGCGTTTCGGTGATGTAGGTCGCCAGCACGCCTACCTCCGACGACGCCGTCGTGTGGTCGAAGGCGGATCGCCCTCCGGTGCCACGGACTCCTCCAACGATGACGATGCGACCTCGGGGGGCGGCGGCAACCCCCAGCCGCCGATGAAAATATTCTGCGTTGTCGGTGTTTGCGGCGGCCGCATGTCGCCGATCATCATCTGATTGACGAACACGATCGGTGGCACCGGAAACGTCGTGGTGAAGGCGGGGAACTCGCCCGGATTGTCACCGCCGATGGTCGGGGTGTCGTACTCGGGCCCGCCGCCGGGTGCGACTACAGGACCGACTAGGACGCCGACCGGAACCTTGCCGGCGGGCGGCGGGGTTGGTGGCGGGAAAGTCGGGGCCGGGCCTCCCCCTTGGCCGATCAGCGGCGGGGGCAGGATCGGCGTAAAGGCGGGGAAGAGGGATTCACCAGCCACGACACCAGCACCGCGGTGGAGGAGGAGGACACGGTGGTCGCGGACGGGGATCGGAGCCGGTGATCAGCCCCGTGCCCGGCGCGCGGGTCTCGCTCTCGAACCGCCACGGGAGGCGCGGGAATGGCCAGCGACCGGTGAGCCATGGCGAGCCCGGCTGCGGGAGTCGGGCGTACGGCGGGTCGAGCAGGTGCGACCCCGGCATGACGTAGTGCGGCGGGCGCGGCGGCAGCGCGATCGCGCGCGGCGGCGCCGTACAGGGTGGCGGCCGGGGCGGTGAGACGCGAACCGGGCGGGGCGGACGTCCGGGCGGTGGGAACATCATGACCTCATGGTGGTGTCGGTGGCGGCGGTGGCAGCGGCGGTGGCCCAGGCGGGAAGTTGGCGGCGCCGCCCGTGATCCCCTCAATGATGATGCCGGTGGAAGGTTTCGAGCACACGAGGTTGAGCGCCGTGAGCGACAAGCCCACGCTGGCGATCTGTCCCTGCGGAATCGTCGAGTACCACCCGGTCCACGCGAAATTGGCATCCTCGTGGATCACCAGGGTGATGTACTTCGAATTGAAGCCGTATGCGGTGCCGACCGGGCAATTGAGATCGAAGAAGATCGGCGTGTCGCCGAGGAGCAAACCACGGAAACCGGAATTCACCGGATCGTCCTTGCCCCAGCGCGAGCTTGGGTCGTTGTTGTAGCGCTCGACGGTCATGAAGTCGGTCAGCAGCGTTGTCCAATCCTCCAAAGAACAGACGACAAAATCGAGTGCCTCACCTCCGGAGTTCTTCACCGCACGCAGCAGCATCGGGATGAATGTCGCGCGCGTGAGAATGCCGCCGGCCGCCGCGATGCGGAGGCCGCGCCAGGTCGGATACGTTGCGCGATCGAGACCGCCGTAGATGCCGCTGTTGCCATACGCATCCTGCAGGCTGAACATCTGCAGCACGTCGGTGACCGGCGGTCCGAACAAGGCGTTTGCCAACGCGTTGAGCGCAGAGTTCTTCAGATCGTTGAGCTTCAGCATGAGGCGCGACGCAACGGCGATTGCATCCTGCGTTACGAGCTGCTCGAGGCCGAGCGAATTAACCGGCGTCGCCAGCGCGCACATATTGAATTCTGCATTGAGAGTCGCGGCGACATCTGTAGGCAAATTGAACTGTCCTGCCGGCCCGATCCAGCTCGACGCAACGTACTGGCCTGTCTGCACCGGCTGCGTATATGGCGACACACCGCCCGATGCGCGGATGGCATTTCTGAGCAGAAGCGCCAGCAACGGGTTCTGTCGATACAAAAGAACAACAACCATCTGCGCGAACACGCGACGGATGGTTGCTTGCAGCTCCAATCCCGTGGGGCCGGACGGGATGATGCCTGCGCCCAATATCGGCATGGCTTACCTCTGTTCTCTCTCTCGCCGCTCGTCGTTGCGGATGGCTTGAAGGATCTGCGTGCGCGCCCAGCCTTCGGGATCCTTGGCAACCTCGGCGAAGCCTTCCTGTTGGCGGTGGTTCCAGAAGTGATCGCCGCCGTAGGTCGCGTCGGATGGTTTCGGCTGCTTGCTCGCCTTGTAGCTCGCAGCCACCTCGTAGGAGCCGACGTTGTTCTTCACCATGAACTCCTCGAGTTCTTTCATGCCGTCGTCGGTGAACCCGTACTGCTGCTGGATCTCAGCGCGCTCCTTCTTCCAGGCCTCATCCTCGGCCGCCTGCTTGGTCGCGGCCTCGGCGTCCTCTCGCGCTTTTTTCTCCGCGTTGAATCGCGCGTCGACTTCATCGCGGATGTCGAGTTCCGGGATCTCGAGGTTGGGGTACTTGCGCTTCGCCAGGCGCTTGGCTTCCTTGCTCAGCGCGGGATCGTTCCAGATCGACTCGGCAAACGCGGCGGTGTGTGAAGCCACCATCAGCTTGTTGTATTCCTCATCGGAGATGGTGGCCATCAGTGACCTCCGTCGAACATCCGCGCGAATGCCCGCGCCGCCGCGCTCGGATCTTTCATCGCGCAGTCGAAGCAGACGTTCTCGTGATTGGGTCCGTAGGGCCGCAGCTCGTCGTGCTTGCCGCAGAACGCACACACGCCGTCGAACGCATGGGGATCGCGGCGGTCCATGATCACCATGTTGCCGCGTCGTTTGAACAGCTTGGCTTTCGTCATGTCAGTTGTTGTTGTTCTTGCCGACGATCGCCGGCTGGAGCGGCACGCCGCCCTCGGGCTTCGGCACGATCGCGGGGATCGCCCCCCACTCGGAGACCTCGCTCTGCGTATCCACCTGCAGGATCGTGCGCGGCGGTGTCTCGGGCGGGGCAGTAATTGGCGGATCGTAGCTACGGTTTTGACTCATGATATCAATGCCTTAGCTCTGTTGTTGCGAGATGCCCGACGGTTGGCATTGATGCGATCTTTGTTCGCATCGCGAGAGTAATTGAAGTTGTATCCCGTCTTTTCTCGCCATTCCTTTGCGCGCTTGGCTCGGCGACGCCATTTCCCTCTCCCCGGCTCAAAATCGGGAGAGTGTACCACCCACTTGCGCGGCGGAACGGCGCCATGTGCTAAGCTCCCTTAGCGACTGGCTCTGCTCCGATCAGAGTTGGTGGTTAGGCGTTACGGGTGATTAGGCCATCACCCGTGGCGCCGTTTCTATGCCCCCGGCAGCGGTGTGGCCGGCATCGGGGCTTGCGTCATCATCTGCGGCATTGGTCCTGCTGGGCTGTCGTCACCCGCACCTTGCTGCGGCTGCTGGCCCTGCTGGCCGAGGATTTTCTGGAACATCGCGTTCTGCGTCACGCGCCTCAACAGGTCGCGCAGGTTCGTCTGCTGCACGCCAGCCGTCGGTGATCCCGCCGGCAGGTGTCGGCTCACGCGCGAGAGCGCATTGAGAGCGTCACGATGCAGTGGCGTGCCCGGCTGCAGGCCGGGAAGCGCCTGCTGAATCATTCCGATTGCCTGGAGCAGCATGTTCATGCTGTCAGCCATGTTGCCTGGACCCGGTGCCGAAACCTGGGGCCCCTGCCGCTGGCGGGCTAGAGCAGCCAGAATAGGACCGCCGCCAGCGGCAGGAGGCCCACCGACGGTGCCTGGGCCAGCCGGTGATGGCTCGGTCGGTATACCAGGCGCGGCAGGGGGGTCTTGGTCGCCGATTGCCATGGTCCAAAATCCTAAACCCAGAAGTGTCGCTTAGGCAAATCGCAGTTCCATTCTGTAGGATTCACGACCGACCATCGCGCCGTCGCCGTCCTCCCCTACCGCCCCGCTGCGGTAACTGGATCACGTCGCGCACCAGCTCCTCCTGCTTCTCCTGTGCCGCTTGCTGCGCCTGTGCCTTCTGCCGCTGACGCAGTCTTGCCAGCAGAAGCTCGGCGCCGGGCGGATGGAGCATGTGGATGAGATCCTCGGCATCGACGGCGCCAGCGCGGGCCAGTGCGATCGCGACCTGGCGGTTGTCCTCGGCAAACGCGGGCGAAGCGCTGTGGCTGTCGACTTGGACCTGCACATCGCCGGGAAGCTGCGAGAGCAGAAACTCCTGGCCCTTGTCGGTCGTGTAGATCGACGCATCCATGGCCTGCATGATGCGCAGCCCGAGGTAGCCGCAGTCTGCGAGCTGGCGCTCGATGCGCGCAGCCTGATCGATCAATCGGGGACTCGACGTCCTGACCAGGGTCTGCGCGTGAACGCCAGCTCGCACACCGGGCTCACCCTGCCCGGACATGATCGGCGAGAACCCCGAGGCCTCGTCGAACATCTGCCAAATCAGCTCCAGCTCTTCCTTGAACGTCTCGGGTGGCGGCTCGAGGAGGCGCTGCGCCTTGGCGTTGGGATTAGGGTCGTTGATGAAGCCGCCTTCGGAAATGATCTTGAAATACTGCTCCTCGGTCACCGACGAGAAGCCGCTCAACACCTGCGGCGCAGAGACGTTGCGGTCCCACATCACTTTGAGGTCGCGTAGTCGTTTGTTGAGGATGTCCTGCAGCATCTGCACGTCGGCGATGTGCGAACGGCCCCAGAAATAGCCGGGGGTCGGTTGCGCCTGGACCTTGATGAATGGAGCGCGGCCGGGCACGCGAGAGAGATTGCGTCGTGTGTTCTCACCCTCGACGATGATGTCGGGGTAGATGAGCTGGAACGTCGAGTAGTCGTCGCGGTCTGCGTCCTTGAGCCAGAGTTCGCAGAACTTCACCGTCTCCTGAAAGCGGGTATTCGGCCGCCATGGCGTCGGCACCGGAAACACGTTGACGATGCCGCCGGCCTCGGGATTGACCGAGGTGGCATCGCCCAGCGGTTGCAGGCCGCCGACCACGATCTGGTGGAAGTAGGTCGGCTGCTCGTCCTCCTTCTTGCCGGCCCGCGCCTCGAGGATTCTGTCCATGATCGTTTTGCGGCTGGGGTGACCGCTTTCCTCAAGCATCGAGCGCACGCGCGAGATCGTCGGATAGCTGACGTGGCAGAGACCCTCCTGCTCCTCCAGCGAGAGGATCGTCTCGCCGAGCACGCCGAAATTCTGCGGGTGAACCGGGGCGATCTTGAACGCCTCACCGTCAGGCCGCAGCTTGAGCAGCTGGCAGCCGTTGATCAGTGACCACACGACCGCCTCGGCGAACGTGATGTCACTGTCGGTCTGCTTGAAGTCGGCCGAGAGCTTCTCGCTGACGAGCTGGGCGCGCTCAAGCACGTCGTCGGGCTTGCCGCTGTCGAATATGCACTGGAAGCGCACGTCGGTCGGCTGCATCAGGAAGCCGGCGAGCTTGTCGATGAACGCCTTCACCTTGTTGTAGATGGCCGCGCGGCTGTCCTGGGTGCCCTGATAGTAATATTGCGAGGCGCGCGTGTAGACCATGCCGCGCTCATTGGCGCTGCCCATGCACTCGTCGGTCGTTTCGGTCAGAAACTTCTGCAGCGAAAGCTTCTCTTTGGGGATCCGCAGCATCACCAGACCTTGTGTGATCGCCGTTTGCTGATCTCGATGAGATCGGGCTCGGCGCCGCTCTTGAGATTCGCCTGCAACACATCGAGGCCATCACCGTATCGCTGGCGCACCTGGCGGCCGAGCGCCATCGCGTGCTGCATGGCCTGCGGCGTGATCGCGCTTCCGTCAGCCGCCTTGCCCCAGCTCGACGGGTTGCTGTCTCGGTAGCGGACGTTGGGCGTGGCGTCGTGCCGATCGCGCTGCATGTCAGCGACGTGATAGTCGTTGGCCGCGATGTCCTCGGCGAGCGTGGTAGCACGCGCCCGTGGCGAGCCGACGATCCTCGGCGGGACAAACTCCTGGCGCATCGCGGCCGCCGCACACTCTGGGCACTCTGGCGGGGGCGCCTCCCAGTCCTCGGCGGAGAGCATCACCTCAAGAAAGTGATTGCACTCACTGCATGCGTACGTCCTGACGATCGGCATCCTTGCACCCCATGATCAGCACGCGCGGATCGTCCACCCGGCCGGCGGCGGTGATCGCACAGCTTTTCCCGCAGGTATGGCAGAGCACGATCCACAGACCGCAACGCGGCGCCGGATAGGGCAAGCCGACGTTGCAGTGGCGGTCCTCCTCGGCGCAGTCCACGACGACCATGCCTTCGGGATATTTGGGATCCGGCGGGCATCGCGGCTCGCGGCCGCGATCGACGAAGTAGACGTCCATGTCGGGCTCGGCCATCAGTAATTCCCTCTCACATAGGCGTTCCAGTAGGCGCCGATCGAATCGGCGGTGACGAAGCGGTGGTATTCGATCGCTGGAAAGTTCTGGAGCTGGTAGCTGCGGCCATCGGTGAACGTGATGCTGAGCACCTCCTCCTCCTCGTCGTAGTCGAGGCGCGCGATCGCGCTGCTCGAGACCGAGACCATCAGAACCGCTCCCGGCGCGACTGGGACTTGCGATTGATGTTCTGCATGTGCTGACTGAAAGCGAACGACAGCACCGCACCCGGATCGCTGGGTGGTTTGTCGTGGACGCTGGCCCACGTCAAATTGCGGGCGATCAGGCCGGGGCGCCTCCACTCAATCCAGGCATGATGCGCCAAAACAAGCGCCGACACCAAATCGTCGTTCTCGCCGGTATCCGGGCCCGCACCAATCCAGCCATCGTCCTCGACGATCGCCTGCATCTGCTGAATCAGCCGCAGCGAGCGCACCTCGAGCCGGCGCAGCATGAGGCTGTCGCGCAGCTCGCTGTAGATCATGTGCTTGTTGTCTTGGTTGGTCTTCCAGTTGATCACGTTGCCCGCGCCGCCCATCGTGTCGGCGCGCTTGTAGAGGAACCACCGGATCGAGCCGATCATCGACAGGATATGGTCTTGGTTGGGCATCGCCTGGATGATGCCGCGCTCGGCGAGCTGGCGCAGATTGCGCACCTCGGGCATCACAGCTGCGCCGACGCCGCTGACCTCCAAGTTCGCTAAATGATCCCGATACGCGCCAGCCAGGTGCGCAAGAACCCACGCCAACTGATAGGTGAGCGGCCGGTTGCTTTGAAACTCTGCCACCTGCACAACTCGATCGGCGTAGCAGCGCAGCACCTCGATCGCGTGATCGTTAGCCTCCCCTCCTCCCCCGCCACTCGGATCGATGCCGAGCACGTACACGCCAGTCGGATCGGGAGGTTCCCATACGCGGAGCGTTGCGCGATCGCTGCTCTTCGTTTGCTCAATGCGCGAACCGAGAAACTTCTCCTCGAACACATATTCGTACCCCTTGTACGGAGCACCCTCTGCCAGTGCCTCGCCGATCTCCAGCGTTCGTTGCGCCGGGAAGAAGCCTGAGCCCGAGGCGATGAAGCACTCGCGCTCATGCCATGGGTAGTGGCGCAGCATGTACTCCTCGGCCGAGAACTCGGATTCGCGCCGCCACCACGCGATCTGCTCGGGCTTCACGACGATGCCGTATTGCTGCTTGACGTAGCGGGCTCGGGCCAGCTCTTCGTCGGACAGCCGGCCGTCCCAATAGACGCGATAATCGGGGTCGCTCTTGGGAATCGAGTAGGTGGGGTTTGACCAGAAGCCACAGAAGATGAACCGCATATGGCGGTCGGCTTTGGCCTGCTGGCAGTGGTTGTAGAACCAATTAAATCCGTTCGCGATCGACTCCCACACGTACAGCCGGTGCGGATTCTGCCGGGCGAGCGAGGCCTTCAGCGATTCGACGCCAGCCAGCGAGCGCCACAGCGAGCACTCGGTCGCGTGCATCATGTTCAGGGCGCGCGACGCACCGAGGTCAGGGTTATTAGCCGCCGCCATGAGATCGAGGACCGAGCGGTTGGCGAACGCCATCCCGTTCCGATTGTTCGTGACCAGCCGGTGTTCCGGCCCGCGCCACTCCGCAGGAAGTGTCTCGAGGAGAGCCGCAAAAATACGACGCAGACGCTCGAGGTTATCCGTGCGATCCGCAATGATTGCGCCCTGAACGCCAGGATTGGCCAGAGCCCAAAACAGCTCCACCACGGAGCAGACGGTCGTGATGGCGACCTGGCGGCACTTGAGGACAACGAACTCATGCACGTCCTCCTGAAGGCCCTTGGCGATTGCGTCGATGATCATGCGCTGCGATTGCCACGGCTCGACGTGGGCACGGCCCTCTTCTTTGGTGTCGATCTCAACGGCGCTTAGGAGCTGGTAGATGCCCTGCCGGATCGATGGGGTGGCCATCGCTGATCTGTGTCTGCAGGAATATGTCGCCGTCCCGACGGTGCCACTGACCGGACAGGTAGACCTGATGCGCGTCGGACGGCGGCGTCAGGGCGCGCGGGCGGGGCTGCAACAGCGGCTTGAGTGCCTCGGCGATCTTGTCGAGCGCACGCTCGATCTCGCCCACGGAGGCCTCCAGCGGGCGAGAATCTTGCGGAGCAGCTTTCGGAGCTTTGGCCATAGGGGAACCGGCCGCCTCTGTGCTAAGTTATAGCACAGCGCGGCCCAGTGGAAACACGGGGGTGCGTTTTAGACGGGGCGGCCATTCCCCTCCCTGAGATCCCCTAGCCGAGCTGGCCGCCTCGTCGCCCTACAGGCCTTCATATGAGCCGCTCCCCCAAGCAAATTTTGCGGTAGTCCTCGACGATTGCTTCCATGCACTTGATCTCGTGCTCGGCCATCTTTTCCGTCATCGTGCCGGCGCGCACGCGACCGGGATAGACGCGGCGCCGCAGGGCCAGCTCGCGCTCGGCGCAGCGCATCTTGTCGTGCTCGGTCACATTCTGACGATCGATAGGGTCCATCACAGGTCAGGCTCCTCAACAAGATCGAGCCGTCTCTCGATGCGTCTGATGCGCCTTTCGTACATGTCCAGGCGAGCATTGAGAGTTGCCACCTGCGTGACGAGGAGCCCAAGCACAGCTTCCATGCTCGTGACGCGAGCCGCGAGATTATCAAGGCGCTCGATTGTCGTGTCGAGCTTGCGGCCGAAGTCACGCAGGTGGCGTAGCACGATGTCGTCAGGTCCGTTGTCGGTCATGCCATCTCATCCTGCATGGTCTTGTTTCGCTGGCGATCCAGCATCATCGCCGCAACCGCGTCGTCGGTCGCCAGCCGCTGAGCGTCGGCTTGGCTCGCGACCTCGACCAACTCGGGTCGCGTCGTGAACGGATAGTGTCCGCGGACATCCAGCCGCATGCTGCCGACGTAGAGGGTTAGGGTGCCCTCCTGATCGCGCACCACGTAAATGCGGTCGCAATCGAAGATCGAGACAGAGTGGACATGGGCTTCAGGCATTGGTATTCTCTCCTGATTCGACGACATAACGGGCTTCTTAGGGCGCCGAGAGCCTCATCCGGCGCCCTATTTTCATGCTGGCGCGGTCTCCCGGGGTGTGATGCCGGCGGCCTTAAACGCCTCATCTGTTGGTTCCTCGGCGCGTGACCAGAACCGGTCTATCGCCTCAAGCAACGCAAATTGCGAACCACGCGGCATTGCTTGAATTGTCCTAGCTAACTCGTCGCGATCGGTTCCCCATTTCTCCGACATGCTGCTGTCAGCGTCGTGGATGTTGGCCCACACCATCGAGGCACTCATCAACGCGGCTCCGGTCGACAGCTCCATCCCGTTGTTGCAGTCCATGATCATGCACCATTGAGCGCGCGTGAACGGCATGTTGCGCAACTCCGCTTGCATTAACGCGTTGTAGCGATCACAGACCGTGTTCAACCGGCCGCTTCTATTCTCGGCATAGCGTGGCCCAAGGGCAGAAAGCGCCTCGATTACCGGCGGGCCTGCATAAATGCTAAATCGTTCAGCCATATCATTCTCACTCTCTGACGAGGTATGAAGCTGGGTGTCCGTTACGACTTCGATCATACTCATGTATTACCCGCTGTCAAGCTGAGGCCCAGCCCATCAATAGTTCGGGGTGAGCGAGGGGCTCAGCGTTATTGAGTTGGAAGGCTAGAGCGTTGGCGCGGT